GACGATGCCATGATTAAACTAAAACCGTTTTGGGAGTACAACGATGACAAAAGAACAGTATCGACAATTCCACAATGAGTTCTGTGAAACTATGATTACGGTCACAGGAAAGAAAAATGCGGACTACTCCGGCTCAGGGGGTGATCCATTCGCGAACTTCAGACACATCGGCGGATTGGTCCAAGGTCTAGAGGTCGATGTTGTGGCATTTGGTTTCTTGACTAGGATGTCCGACAAGATGGCCCGCATCGGTTCTTTCATCACAAAAGGAAAACTGGAAGTGACCGATGAGTCGGTAGAAGATTCGCTCATTGACCTTGCGAACTACTCCGCATTGCTCGCCGGGTACTTGCGTGAGCGCCGCGAAGCGGCAAAGATTTAGGTCCGGATTTTAAATTTTACTTTACTGCGTCATTGGCTTCCCCTTAATCTTTCGATTAACGGGGAGCCCATGCCTAAAAAAATTCTTGAATTCAAGTCCAAATCTGGACAGCCCTTCAAAATCGTTAACAAGTCGGCGACTAAGGCCGAGATTGTTATCTATTCGGCGATTGGGGAGAATTACTGGGGCGATTCTCTTTCAGCCAAACAGTTCTCCGATGAATTAAAAAAACTCGATTCGACTGTGAACGAAATAACAGTTCGCATAAATTCGCCAGGTGGCGATGTCTTTCAGGGCGTTACAATCTACAACCGCCTGAAACAGCACAAAGCAAAAATCATTGTTCACATCGACGGCCTTGCGGCTTCGATTGCGTCCATCATAGCCCTTGCGGGCGATGAAATTATCATGGGCGAGGGCGCCCTGTTCATGGTTCATTTGCCCTGGACCTTTGCCATGGGCAATCGTTCAGACCTCGACAACACAATCAATCAGTTGATGGATATCGAGGAACAACTCATTTCCATTTACGCCAAGAAGACAGGCCTCGACCGGGTTGAAATCAAAGCCATGCTCGAAGCTGAAACTTGGCTTGATGCTGACCAGGCAATTGAAAAAGGTTTCGTTGACCGCAAGGCCGATGAATCTTTGCCGATTGCTGCCTCTGTGCTCGATTCAAAATGGATTGTGCGCAAGCCTAAGAACTACAAGTCCGAGGCCAAAGTTGTGGCTTCGGCAATTGATGAATTGAAGAAGAAAATTGGGGATAGACTAGCTCGCAAATAGCGCAGCGGCCTCGATAATTAAAAACTGAAATAGGGGATTTAAAAATGACTCCAGAACAAATTCGCGCTCGCCTGCTCGAAATCCAAAACAGCCTCGATTCTATCGTGGCCGTTGATGGCGCTTACTCTGACGAACAAGTCGGCCAAGTGGACGCCTTGAATGCAGAGTTTGAAACACTCACCAAACAACTTGAGACCGCCGAGAAAGTTGAAGCTATGAAGGCCCGCGCCTCTGCTTCGGCTGGCCGCAAAGCCGCTCCGGCTCCCATCACTCAAGTTCAAGTTGGTGTGAACCGCGCGACTGACCGCTTCGGTGGCTTCTCGTCCAATGGCGAATTCTTGAACGCAGTCAAACGCGCCGCCGCTGGCGAAATTGACAAGAAGTTCCAGAATACTATTTACGAAAAGAACGGCGAAGAAGGCGGGTTCTTAGTTCCCGAAGACATGTCCGAAACCATTTTGAAAAAATTGGAATCGAACGAGTCTTTGATGGCAGCTACCACGTCGATTCCGGTCAGCGGCAACGCTTTGACCCTGAACATCGACGAGAGTCAGCCGTGGAACCAAGGTATCCAAGCCTACTGGCTTGCTGAAGGCGCGGCGCTCACTGAGAGCAAACCCGCATTCAAACAAGCTTCTTGGCGTTTGCAAAAAGTTGGCGCTTTGGTTAAAGCGACTGACGAATTGCTGGACGATGTCGTAGCTCTTGAGGGCTACATCAAAACAGCCGCTCCCGCTGCAATCATGCACAAGGTCAACGCTGCCATCATCTCGGGCAACGGCGCTGGTAAGCCGCAAGGCATTATCAACTCGCCCTTCACCGTTACGGCCGCAAAAGAGTCTGGCCAAACGGCTGACACTATCGTTGCTCGCAACGTCATCAAAATGTACAGCCGCATGTTGCCTGGCGCCCGCGCCGGTGCAAGCTGGTACATCAACGCTGGAGCAGAAGAACAACTTCTGACCATGAAGGATGACTTGGGCAATTTCATTTACCTATCACCTGGCAGCCAAATGAATCAGACGCCCTATGGTCTGTTGATGGGCCGTCCCGTTGTTCCCTTGATGAGCGGCATCCCCGCCCTTGGCGACCTCGGCGACATCATGCTGGCTAACCTGAGCTACTACTACATGATTCGCAAAGCCTCTGGCGTTAAGTCGGCGACTTCGATTCACATGAACTTCGACCGCGAGATTACTGCCTTCCGCTTCACTTTGCGGGTTGACGGTAAATGTCCGTTCCAGGCTCCTGTGACTACCGAATTCGGTGCTTACCAGATGTCTGCCTTCGTACAGTTAGAAGCCCGATAATTTGAAAACGGGGCTGGAAACAGCCCCGCCTTGCCTTTCACAGTTTTGAATGATTTTTAATTTTTACCAGGAGTTGAATAATGGAAGCGTTTTTGATGGAGTGCAAAAATCTGAAACTTGTAACCTTGCCGGTGGACATGAACACCGCAGCAATCACGGGCCTTCGCGTCAGCATGAAAGAGTGCAAGCGCGTTGCCTTTGTTGTGCAAATGGGCGATTCCACCGCCGCTGTTGTGCAGTTTGCTTTGAAGCAACACAACGCAGCGTCGGCCGGAACCAGCAAAGCATTGTCGGTAGCGAACCCTTACTACCACAAGAAGGCCGCTTTGACCTCGTTCACGAAAGTTGTTCCCGGTTCGGCGACTGACGCCTATGACCTTTCGACTGTCTTTGCGGCAGACGAAGGCTTGGCCGTTTTTGAAGTCCTGGTTGAAGATCTGGACGTTGAAGGCGACTTCGCATGGGTTTCCTTGGATATCGCAGACAGCACCGCAGCGAAGCTTGTGAGCGTCGTAGCAGTGTGTGGCGGAGTGTCCAAACCCGGATACAGCCAAGTACTCGCCTAGTTGGTAGTTTTAGTTTGAAGTCTGTACTAGGGGAGATAAAACTCCCCTTTTACATTTGAGGAGGTCCCATGTCCGTGAAGATGCGATTCAAGGAAGACAAGTTTTATAACGCACAAGTACTTTATACTAAGGACGTGATTTACGATGTCCCCGACAACATGGTTGATCGGTGGTTAAAGCGTGGTGGCGAGATTATTGAAGCCGTTGTTGAATTGCCAAAGCCTGTCTTAGAAGTCGAGGCCCCGGTCGAGGATCCAGTTCACGATGTGGAAGAACTTGAGGCAGAGACCGAAAAGGGTTGATGATTCAAAACAGAGCGCCTCTGTTAAGCCAGCTAAGAAGAAATTTATTAAGCGCCGTTTATAAAATACATTGGGGGAGCCACGCATGGCCTTTAGTCTCTCGCGGTTTTTCGCGCGTAAACCAGCACCGATCTTATCAAAACTCCCCGCAGAGGATTTTTTACAAGGGGCGCTGTCCGAGTAAATGAAGACTCTGCCATGCAGGTCTCGGCCTTTAATCGCGGCGTCACCTACATTGCCACGCAAATCGCCAAGCTTCCCTGGGAGATTAAAGACTCTAAAAATGAAGTAATGGAAGGTTCTGTGGCGAACCTTTTGAGTCTCGCCCCGAACCCAGAAATGAATGCGTTTATGTTTAGGCTCTGGGCTGTAGCCACCGCTATCACTCAAGGGAATTCCTACTCAGAAATTGAGCGCAACACGGTCGGCACACCAATCAACATTTGGCCGCTTGACACGAAAAGCGTTGAGCTACTGCGTACGAACAGCGGAGAACTTGTCTACCGCGTCACAAATACTCAACGTGGCGAGTCAGTGTACCTTCAGCCGAAAGATGTTTTCCATGTCAGGAACTTCCACACCAAAGACGGACTTTTAGGTCAGGGTGTTGTGGCGTATGCGGTTGAGACTCTCGGCATCACGCTTGCCGCTGATGTAATGGCCTCTGGCATATTCCACAATGGCGGCATTCCGTCTGGCATTCTAAGCCATCCTGGACGTTTATCTGATGAAGCCTACAACCGGCTTAAATCAAGTTGGTCCGAGCAAAACTCAGGACGTAAAGCCGGTGGCGTGAGCATCCTTGAGGAAGGCATCAAGTACGACCCGATTGTGGTGGACCCAGAGACTTTACAATTTCTCCAGTCGCGTCAATTCGGCGTGCTAGAAATTGCGCGATTTTTAGGCGTCCCACCGACTAAACTTTTCGATATTACGGCCGCCACATACTCAAACGTAGAGAATGCGAACTTGGAAGTGGCCACGGACACGCTCGATTCATGGGCTGTTAATCTTGAAATGGAAGCCGACGTTAAGATTTTGAACTACAGGTACGGCGGCCGGTTCACAGAGCTAGACCTGTATGCCGTTTTCAGAGGCGACATGAAAACCCGCGCGGACTATTTTCAGGCCATGATGAGTGTTGGCGCTTACACGCCAAATCAAATCCGGGCGCGAGAAGGTCTAGCCGGTTACGGTGAGCAAGGTGACAACTACTACATCGCCACCAACAACTTCACTCCTGTAAACCGAATGGATGAAGTCATTGACGCACAAATTGCATCAAAGAATAAACCAGAGCCCGCTCCCGCCAAGGAGCCAGTCAAAGAACCAGCCCCGAATAATGAATTGGAAGCCGCAGCAATCAGATTTTTGAGTAAGTAGGCCGGATGGATAATGCGGTCCTGATTGCTCTACTTTCAAAGATTGTGGACGAGAGACTGGCCGGTCTCCCGTTTCACGCAGGCCCCAGAGGTCCGCGTGGAGTCAGAGGACAGCCAGGACAAGACGGCCAATCATTTGTTTTCTCTGAGCATGAAGAACAGATAAAGTCCTGGGCTAAAGAATTCGCAATCAAGTTTGAAGACTACACTGCCGAACAAATTGAATTGCTGCGTGGGCCAAAGGGCTCAGACGGCCGTGACGGAAAATCATTCATTTTTTCTGAGCATGAAGAACAAATAAAAGATTGGGCTAGAGAGTTCGCCCTTAAGTTCACGGACCTCACAGCGGACGACATTGAAAAGATTCGCGGGCCACGCGGGCGAGACGGGCGCGATGGAAGCGATGGCCACAGTTTCATTTTTGAGGACAACAAAGATGCAATCGAAGGAATCATTAGAGGGTACGTTGACGGGATATCCGATAATCTCAAACTACGTTTCAGCGACCTCACAGACGACGATATTTCTCAACTCCGAGGACCCCGTGGTAGAGACGGACGCGACGGTGCCGGTTTTAACTTTGAGGACCACCGCGAGTTTTTCTTGTCCCTTAAGCCAAAGTTCTCAGACTTTACGGATGAAGAACGGGCGTCCCTACAATTACACTTTTCCCAACTCACAGAAGAAGAAAAGGCGGAACTAAAACTCCGGTTCGAGGACCTCTCGGATGAAGACCGGGCGTTAATTCGCGGACCTCGAGGGGTCCGAGGACAGCGCGGCAAAGACGGAAAAGATGGCGAGTCCATTATCGGTCCAAGGGGACTTCGTGGACTGCCGGGTCCAGTTGGAGCCCGTGGAATTGGCGGATCTAACGGAGTGGACGGGTCTGATGGCCGGGACGGCCTAGATGCTCCTTACGTTACGCGCATCGATGTGGAGTCAAACCGCAATGAGTTCTATTTACGATTTGAGTTTTCTGATGGCTCTGTCCTAAAGACCAACTCCGCTCCTTTTCCTAAAGGCGAAGTATACATAGTTGGTGGTGGCTCGCTTAAGTCGAGTGGAGACAGCGGCGGGGGAACGATAACCTCCAATAGTGTGAAACTAGACTATCACCTGGCCACTCTTTCGGCCTTTGACCGAGTGGCCGAGATAACACACCACGATGAGGGACTTCGGACCCAAAGAATTGACACTATCACTTACGAGAGTGCTCAATTTCCGGATGCCAACATAGTCAGTACAGTGTTCTATTTAGATGTCGGCAGACAAACGCAGAGAATTGAGAAGATCGAATGGGTTGGTTCTGTGTTTGACGGTCAGAGTTTGAGAAAGAATTTTGATTACACTGCATCGGGCATTAAGTTTATAAAAACCGGATTTAATTATGAGTTATTTTAAAGGGGTTTGTTGAATGAGATACGTGAACGCTGGCTTACTGGACGATGTTGTAACCGTTTATGACGAAACCAAAACTACTTTACTCGGGCGGGTTAACTCAAAAACAGCCGGGGGTAAAACTGCCCTAGGACCTCCTTTAAATAAATTCATTGATGTGCAAACGGACTCTGCGGTCACTCCCGCGCCCAACGGAACGTACCTCACATCAAACGGCCACATGTTTATTCTTGGAGCCGAAGCCGGACCCCTAACTCCGCTCTTGCTTTATTCTCTCAACTATACGACTGGCGCCTATGCGTATGTTGGCCGCGTAAATATAAACTTGCCCGACACTGCGGCCACCACAACTACATATCGCTCGCTTAAAGTAATCGATGCCGGGTCCACTGGCTGGAAGGTGTTTATCACGACCACAGGTAGCGTGCTGATAAACGGTGGAACAATGCTTGTGAACAACTTGGCACTTGCTGACTTTGTTCCCGTTGGCTTCCCGACCATTCCATTTGCAACAGGTGACGACCAAAAGGCAGTTTATTTCCTACAGGAAACGGGCCAAATGGGGTCTACACATTTGATGACCCTGGCCGCAGGGTCAGTACTTAATACCACTACAAATAAACTGTACGTGCATAATGGTATCGCGGCCACGCATCAGTATTACGTTTACAACACAAACGTAGCTCCCACCTACTCGACTCTTTCAGCGACAGGTGTGGCAGCTACAGATATAATTTCTTGTTCTGGACACCCTTTCGTAAACGGTGATCAGGTTGTCATGCCAACTCTCACAGGTGGCGCCGGTCTTTCGGCCAATACGGTCTACTTCGTTGTTAACTCTGTAGCTGGTGTGAGTCTCCAGTTGTCGGCCACTTCTGGCGGCGCGGCGATCAACTTCACTACTGACATCTCGGCTGCACAGATTGGTCGAGCGTTCGGCCAGACGAACTCAAATTGGTCTCATAAGACTGGTAACTTGCCAGCGTTAACAGGAACGCTTCTTCTTACCGACTCTGAGGACTTCGCTGTCCCCGGCCATAGTGCTAACGCTGGATTTGATTGCGCGTTCCTTGGGACCACTTCGAACATGTACTTAGGGAAGTTGTCTGAGCTGACGGCTGGCGCGACCACGTGGCCATCTCTTATCACCGTCAACTTGTTAGGTACTGTGAATCAGATTGTGCTTCCAGCGCCCACATATATGGCCTGGTCAAACGTTCTGGATAAAGCGATTTATTCCACGGGCCTTGTGTTCATGGTTAAGTCTTTCGTTAACAACTCCATTGATGCAATCTTTGGTGGCACCAACAACAGGTACTTTGAGGCACTTGTTGGCAATGAGGCAGTTGAGTTCCAACCCGCTGCGGCCATCACTGCAATGGATGCTGAACAAGGATGGCTCGCGATTATGAACGTGACCGCAGGTCAACGCGGTATCATGCTTGCTGATCTTAGGTCTGACGCCTTCTTTGATTATTCAAAAATCATTACTAAGGTAATGGATACCCCGGCCGCTGTTTATAAGTTCGTAACTACCATTGATTCTCTTTACGACTACACCGGCTCGCTACAGATTTACTACCGCACTTCTGGCTTTAGCTCAGAGACTGGCGGTTGGACTGAGATTCCATTTGCTGACGACTTATCGTCCTTCGCCTCAGGCCCACAGACTCAGTTTTTAATTCTGTTCACGACACTTGGGCTCGACACGTCCATTCCGGCTCAACTTGTTGATTTCTTTCTTGGATACGAGTCTCTGACTGATAACTCAGACCACTGGGAATTATCGGTCGATGATTCTGATAATGGCAATCCGTCTTACACTGGTTTTAGACTTAAGAAAGACTATGTGTCTGCGGTGCCGACTCTGCACTATAGGGCCTATGACCTAAGCGATGCACAGGTTGTCCACCACACAACCGCCGCGAACGCTGCGCGGTTTGAGTACTCGACCAATGACGGGTCTTCGTGGAGTCCACTTGGCACGATCCCAAATACGGTTGGGACACTTGTTAGATATACGTTCTCGACGCCGCCCGGAATAGATATCCGCCCGTCCATCAGGGAGGAATAAATGGCCAATATTTTTACCTCCTCAAATGTCTACCAGGGAACTTTCCTGGTAGGCACCGTTGAAACTGAGCCAATCTTTCAGGTGTGTGCGAATGCCAACATCAATGCCTCAAATCAGTTTGAGGCCTCGTTTTGGCTACATCGAAACGGCATCAGGCAAGACGGTAATCTCGGGAACGCATCCTATAGAATTAGGGACAAGGACGGAACCGCAGTGTCTGGTCTGGCCGAGACTGGAATTGTGCCGGATGTAAACGGCTACTTCCATATTACCGCAGTCACAGCCAACTTGCTGTTTGATCTAACGCACTACTTACTTGAAATCGAGATACCATTTAACGGCGAGGAAAAAACCGCCACTATCGGATTAGTAAACGGGGAGTAATGAGAAGGGTTAGGCACCTAGTTTATACTGACTACATTGTCCCTGTCAGACAGAAGGCAGGCCGTGGCCTTTTGCTATCTAACTGCACGATTAAACTAGAACGCACCTGGCATGAACGACACAGAAAACTCCCAGTGGCCAATGTGTTTGCCAAGTTCAACGCGGACCTTATGAATGGCGTGCAATTCATCGCCAACTTGTCGAAAGACAATGCGGCCATTCAGTCGATTGTTCACTTTGCTAATCTCTACCGCGTGGACGAGGCAAGCTGGGCCACCACACTGATTGCGCCTGTCACGTTTACACTTGGTGACGATGGCTATCACACGGCCTACGTGGACCAAGCTACACTTGGCAATGACAATGAGTTGACGGGCCGAGAGACGTACATGCTCGACATAAAACTAGTTCGGGTCCGTAAGTATTATGGTGCCAAAGTCTGGTTCAACCACATCGGGTGTTTTGACAGCATCAATCTTTTACGTCAGCGGGTTGAAGGCCTTAAGATATTGAAGGGTGATTACTGATGAAGTACGCCTTCATAAACGACAACGAGGTTAAGAATATTGAAGACACAACTGAGGAGTTGGCGTTTTCAGAATCACATCTTTACCAACAAGTTATTTCGGTTGAAGGGCTATCGCCTGAGCCACAAGTTGGATGGCACTGGGAAAATGGAATTTTGTTTAAGTACTTCCCGGCAATCAATCCCAGGCAAATCCGTGAGGCCCTATTATATCTTGGCGTTGACCTATCCATGATAGACGCGGCCCTGGACTCACTGCCTGAGCCCACTCGGTCATTCGCAAAAGTTAAGTGGAACTACGCGCCAACCTACGAAAGAAATGACGCCCTTGTGTCGTCCGTTGCGTTGCTTCTTGGATGGACAGAGGAACAGATAGACTACCTCTGGTCGCTTGGAGGGTCGCTATGATCGCGCAGCTTTTATATAACTTAGGTCTAGGTCTCGACCAATTCACAAACGTGTTACTGCTTGGCGACCCGGATGAGTCTCTGTCCGGACGCCTAGGCCGGGCCAAACTTTCTGGACGCCCCAAGTATTGGGTCGAGCCAATGGCCAAGGTAAATGATAAAATTTGGAAGTTTGTTACGGGCGAAGAAAATCATTGTGTAAACTCGGTTGAGCCAGAGGAGCGCCCATTTGAAAAGGAACTCTGGAGTTGGATTAAGGAGAAACCAAAATGCTAGTGACCCTTGCGGAAATGAAATCCTATTTGGGAATTTCGGCCACCACGTACGACGTTTTTTTGACTGAGCAAATACAAATGGTCTCGGACGTGATTGAGGCCTATTGCAGACGGTCCTTTAATCAGGCCACCTATGAAGAAACCTTTTACAATGACGCCCATCCGTACAGTGCAGACATGATGCTGTTCCACTTCCCTATGACTTCGGTGGTGTCGATTGTGGAGGACGGTGTGACTGTGGATGACACCACCTACCGTATCCACACTCCAAGTGCCCGCATAAGAAAGACTGAAGGATACTTCTTCGGTGCCAAGGAGACAGTTGTCACTTACGTGGCTGGTTACTCCGTTGTCCCATCTCCCGTGCGCGGCGCCCTTTATTCAATTGTTCAGGAACGCTACAACAAGAAAACAAGTGGCGTTGATTTAAACTTTGGAAGCGATGTTCAGCGCATTTCTATTCCTGGCTCTATCTCAATCGATTTCGATTACTCGCTCAGTAACAATGACCGCAAAACTGCATTTGGTGTTGTACTGGGTAGCCAGGTCAACGTGCTAGACCACTACCGAAGTGAACGGGCTGTTGTTGGTAACGACAAACTTGTTTATCTAGATTCTTCGGTTCCGCCCTACATCCCTTTTGGAACGTACGCTGCGCCAATCACAGTCACGGCCGTGGCTGGTGTTCCGGCTAGTTTCGACCAAAGGCAAATTGCGTTTGTTAAATCGGCAGGCGGGGCAGTTACTGTCACGGCCAACCCACAAATTGCAGTTGGCGTAAGAGTTGGCCAGGAAATGATTATCGAGGGAACCTCTGACACCGACTACATCACGCTCAACAATGGAAATGGTCTGGGACTAAATGGCCCAGTGAACCTGATTGATAGGCAAACTATTACTTTAGTCTGGGACGGAGTTCTCTGGACTGAGACAGCGAGGAACTAAATGAGAGCTATTGTTTTTTCCCTACTTCTTGTTTCCTGTTTGTGTCTGGCCGCGCCGAGTGACGCCCCTGTTCTTGAGGTTGGTCAAATTCGGAGTGGTGGGTTTTTAATGACCCTTCCCACCGCAGACGGAACGTCCGGGCAAGTTCTAAGCACGGACGGAAGTGGAGTTCTATCTTTTATAACGGCGAGTGGTGGGGGAAGTTCCGGCCCAATTGATTTGGCCAACACTCACATTTCCGTAACGGGCAGCGGGAGCGTTACCTACACTCCCGGTGCTGACATTGGAACGGATGGAACGACCGACGACGGCACCAATCAAAACACAGGCAGCGATACTTCTGGTCGGGTAAGAATTACGACCGGCACCGGGGCGGCCCTTGGCTCTCTGGCCGTTGTCTCATTTGAGATTTCTTATGATGATGATGTGATATGCCTGCTTACGCCAGCCAATCAAGTGGCCACTGACATTACATGGGCCGCTATAAACCCCGATGTAAACGGGTTCACCATATACGCTGGCGGCCTCAACAGTATCCAGGATGAGACCGAATATTTAATCAACTATCATTGCTTCGGGTCCAAGTAACATGGGGATGTTAAAACTCGCATTCAACATGTTGACCAAACTCCACGGAAGGCAGGCAACCCTTAAGCGATTCGGTACGCCTGACTTAACCACTGAAATCAGAATCACGCCGTCGAATTACTTCCGGAACAGTGAAGGCCCGAGTCACACGATTATTCGCGGCCGGGAGTTCATTATTCCAGTGGACTCAATCGTTACAAAGTTTACGCCTGTTTTAAAACGCGGGGACAAAGTTGTAGATACGGTTTTTGGCTCAATGGCCATTGATGAGATTACTGAGATGGCAGACCTTGGCGGGGACATAATGGGTTTCCGCTGTAGGATGGAATAGATGGCTTTTACTGTTGAGATAGATGTCAGAGAGAACGGACGCAAGTCGCCACAGTACGACGTAAGTACCGACTTGACCGGGGAGCTAACCCTTGCCGAACTACTCGACTTTACTAAACAGTCATTGATTATTGTTTCACATGAAGTTTTGAATGAAGAACTTGCCGCAGGGTTTGACCCAAAGTTTAAAACCGTAGTTGATGGGCGCGTAAATAAGAAAGTGGAGAACGTAAATCCGCTTGGGTCCATTGAGTTCCATTCCCGCCGTGACATGAAGGAAATTATCCTGGCCACGTATAATGGAATACTCAGTCGTTCAAAGGTTAAGACGGGAAGATACATCCGGAGCCACTACGTCTTCTTAAATGGCACTCAGGTGGCGATTGACCTACCAACTCTTGAGTCATGGCTTGCCACCAACCCAGCTTTTGACGACAAAGATTTTATCCGTTTTGTTAATATCCAGCCCTACGCCAGGAAGCTTGAACGCCTTGGTGTAACGGCCCAGCGTACAAATATCAGAACTCAAAAGAGTCGAGATGAGCGCGGCAGGTCTGGCACACACATCCTTGCCCCAAACGGTACTTACTTTCTAACTTGTCGCTCTATCCGCAGACTCTATAAGCGTAATTCAGTTATAAAATTTGGATTTATCTCTGGCTCAAACCTTGGCCTAAGTGCTTCTTTTAAGACTCAGGCAAGTGGAGCCCGTGGCGGAGCCAGAGGAAAAATTAAGCGTGGAGCGAGGACCTACCTCTACCCCACAATCACAATCTCAGTCGCTGAGAGTGGAGTTCTCTAAATGTCGTCACTAGCAGTCAGAACCCAAATCAAGGCCTTTATCGCCGCAAATGCCCCGACCGAATCAGTCGTGGATTTGACCAGCCTCTACCAGGAAATTAAAGAGCTACTTGATGACTCTGGAATTGACCCTGACTCGCCGTGGCTTGGTATTCAGTTCATAGGTGGCGATGAGCGGCCAATCGCCCTTGCCGCGACCAATGACCAGGGTAAATACCGAGAAGACGGCGCCATCTATTTTCATGTTGTCGATGTGGCAAGGCTAGGCAATGGTGACAGCCTGTTGACCAGGGGCGAAACATTGCGCAATCTTCTAAGGGGTAGGAGAATCGGTGATATTATTATCGAGTCGTGTACGCCTATGAATTTTGACACAGGCGCCACACTGCAATTCGAGGGCGGATATATGTCTGGCTCGTTTTTAGTTTCCTACATTATGGATATTGATCTTTAAACTTTTAGGGGGACACTCATGTCATCTTCAAATCTCGTCAGGCTCGCGTATATTAAAGAAGCCACTTACGGAACAACTCCGGCACCTGTTAAGGCGTCGCTTGTAGTTCAAGACATTACCTACACCGCCAAGAAAGGCGGAACAGCGGGCAACAGCATTACCATTCAGTATGCGAACACGGCCACGGCCGGTGCGGAAACTGTGACGGTAACTGGCAACGCAATTGTAGTTGGCATTCAAACAACCGTATCGACCGCCACGCAGGTCCTTGCCGCAATCAACGGCAGTGCCGCAGCTTTGTTGCTGGTAACAGCCGCAATTACGGGCACTGGAGCAACGGCTCAAGTTACCGCAGCGGCTACTTCGCTTGCCGGTGGAACTCTTGGCTACAAAACAGTTCGTTTCATCAGCGAACAATATTCCGGAACTCCTGAGACCACTGAGTCCCAGCAAATCCGCACTGACCGGATGAGTTCTGGTCAGGTCGTAACCGGCCTTACAGTTGGCGGCGGACACTCGTTTGAGTTAGCCAAAGAAGAAGCCATTGAAGACTTCATGGAATCGGCCATGTTTAATGACTGGTCCAATGCTTCTTTGCAGACTCGCGGTTTAACTATCGCCACAGGTGCAAAGACCATTACCGCAGGCAGCGGCAGCTTTATCACTGACGGCCTGGCTGTTGGAGATTTCATTCAACTTGGCGGGTTTACTTCGGCTCTCAATAACGTGCCAGTCATGGTCAAGGCCATCAACTCGGCCACTGTGATTGAGTACGTCGGGCCCTCGACCATGGTTGATGGGACTGGAGTTACCACCACCTATCAACGTGGCGATAAACTTTCAATTGGCGTAACTAAACATTCTTTCTCTATCGAGAAATCGTTTTTAGATTTGTCCAACAAGGCAATCAACTATAAAGGCATGCTCGCATCCGACATGGACCTTAAAGTTGAATATGGCTCTTTGATTTCCGGTTCGTTTTCTTTAAGCGGAAACGGATATGAAGCCGCAGACGCCGCTTCGGAAGCACTGACCTACTTGAACTATGTTGCAGACCCGGCAACCACAAGTTCACTCAATGGCTCTGTGGACATGCCGTTCTTGGCGACTGATGTGACGGGCGACTTCGAGGCAGATTCATTCTGCATTCAGTCTCTCGACTTAAAGTTGGCCAACAACTTCACGACACAGACTTGCATTGGCCGTGCGGCACCTGAGAACTACAATCCTGGAACTGCGCAAATCGCAGTGAGCCTTAGCTCATACCTAAAAGACGGTAACTGGGACATGCTGGCCCGCAAACTTTCTCAGGAGCCATTTGGTATTGGCTTTGTTGTGAAAAATGCTGGCGGCTGGTATGCCTTCTTTATGCCCGCTGTTCAGGTCTCTTTTGATGACCCGGCATCAGGCGGCGCCAACCAAGACATCTCTATGGATATGTCTGGCCAAGCTAAGGTCGGAGCCAATGGTGAGAGTGCTCTGACTATATACCGATTTGCGTAATTGATTTTTGCCCGAGTTCAAAGGCTTTCCCCTTTAACAAGGGCATTTTGAAACCCCCGTTCGGGCTAAAACCTTGACGGGGGTTTTTAATTTCTGGACTATGGACACTTCATACAAAAGGGGAAAGTCATGAAAACAAATTTGGATAAATTCTTTAAGACAGACGCGAATCTTGAGAAAGAGGGCGTGTGGTTTGAGATTTCTGATGATGTCGGATTTCTTTTAAAGCCATTCAAAGAAACTAACCCAAAAGTAAAAGCAATGATGGCCGCTCACTATAAGCCATTCGCAAGGCAGATTGAACTTGGAACTTTGGAGACCGGCAAACAGCTTGAGATTCAGGCCAAGCTATTTGTTGGTGCGTGCCTTGTTGATTGGAAGGGCGTTGAGATTGACGGCAAGATTGTTGAGTTTAGTCCTGAGGTAGCTGTTCCCTTCTTCTTGGCGCTGCCTGACCTGTTCCACACGCTGTGGGCACACTGCAATGACTTCAAAAATTATCGCGAGGACTTGGGAAACTTCTAACGCGCTATCTGGAATGGTCCCATAGGTGGCGCAAGGAATTACAAACCGGGCAGTACTACGACCTGCTTAGGCGCGGGTTCTTCGACAAAAGGCCAGACGCCATAGAGCCAGAGGTGGGGCCTTTTGAATTCTATCTTGACGCATTCCGCGAACTGAGTACGTGCCGTCCTGGTGCCATGGATTTGATGCCTATTCCGTTTACAGCCATAGTGGAATATTCTAGGATTTATGAGCTAGGGGATTTTGACGATTTCTTCTATATTATTCGGGCCATGGACGACGTGTTTTTGAAGCTGTATTACGACGCTTCAAAAAAATCGGAAGGAAAGAATGCCAGCAACAACTCAAACAAGAACAATAAAAATAAGAGTTGATACGAAAGGCAGTCAGGAACTTAAAGAAATTGCCTCGGCCATGGGCGGTCTTAACCGCAACACCAATTCACTGGCTCGTAATTTTAGCCTAATCAGAAATGTGTTTGCCGGTTTTATTGGCGGCCTTGGCATCCAGCAAATAGTTGAGTTTTCGGATACCATGCAGAACTTGAACAACCGATTAGCCGTTTTGACAGGCAGTCAAGAAGGCGCCAATAAGGCAATGAAACAGCTTTTGGCAACGGCTAATGAAACCAACACTAGTGTTGACTCACTGGCTGAGATTTACGCTCGCCTTGGTAATTCTCTTTCTAACACTGGGGCCAGTACCGAGAGTTTGTTGGCACTGACTAAGGTTTTACAAAATTCATTTAGGTTGTCTGGCGCTACCACAGCAGAGACCACCTCCACTATTATTCAGTTGTCACAGGCTTTTGCCTCAGGCCAAGTACGCGGCCAGGAATTGCGCTCTGTCTTAGAACAGAATGCCGTTGTGGCCATTGCTTTAAGAAAAGAATTCGGTAAAGACATATTTAAAAAAGCAGAACAGGGAATGATTTCTGCGGCCGATGTGCTTAATGTTTTGATTAAAAACTTTGACGACATAAATAAGAAGGCGGAAGTTCTAGCCCCTACAATTGGGCAAACTCTGACTAAGGCTTTGAACAGCCTTAAGTCCAGTATTAATGACGTGAACAAAGAGTTTGGAATCTCATCAGGGTTTGCGGATGCTGTAGACGCCATATTGCCGAAGCTTGGACTTATTGCCGCAGCAATTGGATTTTTAGCTCTTACCAGGTTGCCGCAATTAGTTTCTGGAATTAATGCCCTGGCCCTTGCGATGTTCAGGTTCTCTACGAGCAATCCCTTAACCGCTGCGCTACTGGCGGTCAGTGTGGCAATCGTAGCCACAAACAAAGACATGGATGATTTTACTGGCAAGGTTAAAAGGGCAACGGCAGCAACACTTGATTTCTATGCCGCCATTCTAAAAATCCAATTCGATTTAAAAAAAGGCATTTTCGACAAGATTGGATTTTTAGACAATGGTAGTTTCGCGCAGGACATTCAAGATCTAGGGAATGACATTCTAGGACTTAGGAACAAGGCAAAAGAACTTAGGGCAAGTCCGCTACTTCCAAAGGACGCTCTGGAGGGGGCCGACAACGGTAAAAAAAATCTTGAGGCTCTAAGAGATAAAATGACAGATTTGGCCTCGGGCGGAAAGATTCCAAAGGTTAAAGAACTGTTAGGAGAACTAAACAAGGAGTTCTTGCGTGGGTCTATTGGAGCCAGGGAGTACAACGCCAAGCTTGTAGACTTTAACCTTTACAAACTAAATAGGGAATTCTCCGAGGGTAAGTTCAATCTCACGGAGTATAACGAACGCCTCAAAGAGATAAAAATAACCAGGCTCAATGCAGACTTTGTCAGAGGCACAACAGCCCTCGCAGATTTTCGGGCCGAGGTAGCCCAAGTTGAACTGGATAATCTAAAATATAAACTGGATGCAGGAGCCATTTCTTTGCAGGAGTTCGACAGCCAGCTTGTCAAAGTGCAGGAGTCGTTCTCCGCGAACAGCGCATTCAGGGCCGGGGCCACCGACTACATTACAAGCATTGGAACTGTTTCTTCTCAGGTGGCAGACGCGATAAAAAATACGTTTATCGGACTAGAGACAAGCCTCACTGAGTTTATTAAAACTGGCCAATTCAATTTTGCCAAATTTACACAAAGCATACTTGATGATCTGTTAAAGATTATCATTCGGGCACAAATTATTAGGCCACTTGCCGAAGGCCTTTTGAACTACGGTTCCACTGCCACGGCTGGGACAGCGGTAGGCGGTGGCGGCGGACAGTACGCATCCCCTAATGTGGCAGGCGCCCATGGACTAGCCTTCGATAAGGGCCTTAAGAAGTTTGCCTCAGGCGGTGTTGTCACAAGCCCCACCGTATTCGGCTACGGCAAAGGTAAATCCGGTCTCATGGGGGAAGCAGGGCCTGAAGCTATTCTTCCCTTGTCGCGCGGTTCAGGCGGGGACCTAGGAGTCCAGGCTACCGTTACTCCTGTCACAATCAACGTCATCAACCAAGCCGGTGCTGATGTGCAAACCTCGGAGAAGTCAGGCCCTAACGGCGAGAAGATGATTGAGCTACTCATCACAGCTAAGGTGCGCGAAGGTCTTGGCTCCGGAAGCTATGACAAAGTCATGCAGCAATCCTACGGCATCAGACGGAAGGGCTCATAAATGGAAACGTGGCCTTTATCCCTACAGCAAAAATTGAACGTCGATAACTTTGGTGTCCAGTTCGGGAACACACTTGTTAAGTCCGACATGGACATAGGCCCTGCTAAAACTCGCACACGATTCACAGACGCTGTGGACATCTATTCAGCGTCAATTGACCTGGACTATGACGAGTTTGAAACTCTCAGGGACTTTTATAAAGTCACTCTGGCCAATGGCTCAAAGACATTTGGATTTGTTAATCCGCTGACTCTCGACACCGATGAGTTCCGGTTTGCAGAGCCCCCGGACATAAAGCCAATGGGCGGACGTATGTTTAAAGTCGGGATGAAATGGGAGCGTCTGCCTTGACATGAGTAACACTCTATCGCCCGAACTCTTAGCTCAGATATTTGCCCAGTCGTCAAACGACCCGTTCCTTACGCTTGTGACTCTGACCCATGAGTCATTCGCTACACCAATCAGACTCGTCAATAATTCAAAGCCAATCACTTCTCGCGGCAACGAGTACCTGGCCTTTCCAATGAAGATTCGCCTGCCCGTAGACGACGGCGAGACGGTAAGGGACTTTGCAATTGAGTTCGACAATGCATCCCTAGAATTGATTGAGGAGATACGTTCTGTCACAAGTCAGATTGGAATTAAGCTTGAAATGATTTTGGCCTCGATGCCTGACGTGGTTCAAATGGAACAGGCCGATTTAAAAATCATTACGCTTAACTATAATGCCACTAAGATCACGGCCCGTGTGGTGCTCGATAGTTTCTTGTCGGTTGAACTCACAAGTGAAAAATATAATCCAAGTAACTTTCCAGGAATATTCTAATGGACCTGCGAAAGGACAGTGGCCGAGACTAGGACGAATACAACTGTCTCGACCTCTTAAAGGAATTCTACAAAGACCAATTTAACTTAGAAGTTAAAAACTATTATGAGGGCAGTGTTGTCCCTGACAGATGGGAAGTGGCTTCACTTATAAAAACAAATGTCGGTGACTTCGTTGAAGTAGCTCCAAAGGACATTAAGTTTGGGGACCTAGTTGTCATTCGCCTTTACGGTATCGAGTGCCACATTGGCGTGGTTGTAAGTGGCGGCTTGTTCCTTCACTCAGCTAGGAACATTGGGAGCAACATGGACCGGCTCGAGAGATACTCAAAAATGATTGCCGGGTACTATAGGCATAGGGAAATGCAGTCATGATTATATTAAAACTTTCGTTTGGCGAGAAAGAACCAGAGCGTAACTTCGATGTAGTGCCTGATGAATTGCTGAAAGACGCAGTGACTCGGGCGCTCGAAGGAGTGCCGCTCAATGGCCGTGAGCCAAGTGAGGTTTTTGATGTAGTTGTAAACGGCAAACACATTGAGAAAGATTTTTGGGAGCTAACTAAGCTTAGGGCCGAAGATGTTGTTCTACTCACCCCGAGTATTAAGAGTGGCGAGTCGGGGCAAATCTTTAAACAAGTTCTTCTAATTGCCGTCACCATTGTGGCGTCCTACTACCTAGGTCCGGCCGGGGCAAATTTAACCGGCATGGCATTTGGTGCCGCCCTCGCCGCAGTAACTGTGGGCTCATCTCTTTTGCTCAACGCCCTTATTCCGCCACCTGTGTATGAGCCAGAGGGATTTAACGGACCCCCCGGATACACCGACTCTCAATCATTCTCAATCGCAGGTCAGTCAAACACGGTTCGTAGATTTGGTTTAGTGCCGAGAGTGTACGGGGAGCACAGGTTCTTTCCCGCAGTGGCGGCCAATCCCTATACGGTTTTGGAAACCGACCCGTCTAGCGGTAAGCCAGTTCAATATCTATATTGCATCTATGACTTTGGAATGGGTCCTGCCTATGTAACCGATTTAAAAATTGGCGACACCCCCCTAGATAACAACAGCTTCGGAGATTTTTTCTACAATTTTGTTGACCCGAACAAGCCCGACATCAGCACAGGCGCTTGGGACGACATAATGCAAAAGGAGTTTACTCTATATAAGGGCGACGTAGAGGGCGCATCCATATCCGTTGGTCTAAATGGAAACAGCGAGGACGGAGACCCGGAAGAAGAATATGAGGCCAAGCGCACAACGGCCCCAAACCTAGATGGATCTCCCCAAGAAATAATTTTAAATTTCGTCAATCCGGGTGGTCTGTATGGCTACTCGTCTACGGGTGTTAGGGACTTCCGCAAAGTTCAACTTGAGGTTCACTTCGCTACTGTTGGAGAAGCATTTGAGGAATGGAAGCCGTATAATGACCCGACATTTGTAAGTCACTTTGATTCTGTTGGTGGGCAGACAGGGGACTTCGAGACGACCACTATATTGGCGTCAGACGGTGACACTGGAACCAGCATCTACTACGAAGCCCTGCCACTATACAGCCACCCATTCTACTTGATGCGGGTAAGGCCCGGAGTAACCAAGCTACTTGTAGAGAGAACTCCAGACACCGTGTTCAGCAGGGGACGCGCTGTCTATCTAAACGGAGATTTTTTTGCTGGCAACATCCTAGCCGTAACTGACCTCAGTTCCGCACTGACGGAGTTGGAGTTAGACCGGCCTATTTATTTTGATAAGCCGGTTCTTTGGTACAATCCAGAGTACCGAAGGCAGACTGTGCAAATGCCCGTCCGGTCTACCTCAAACGGACTCGGAGTATTCAGGATTAAAAGGGAGGACACGGCTCCAGTCTACTCAACAGTTAGGTTTACCCCGCTCGTGCCCGGCCAATTTAAAGTAAGAGTCAGGCGTATAAACACGTCCGGCCCCTACAATGGACAAACTTCTGACAAGTTGACGTGGGGCACACTCGCTACACGTTTTCTCAGGAACACAATATTTACGGACAAGCGACATGTGTTTCTTGAATTAAAGATAAAAGCTACTAATCAATTGAGCGGCACCATTCAGGATTTGTCTGGAGTCGTATCATCGGCCCTTGAAGTTTACGACCCAGACACGACCTCATGGTCGTGGCAGCTTACAAATAACCCAGCTTGGGTTTTTACCGACATGCTAATAGGCCAGGTAAATAAAAAGGCTGTGGAGAAGTCGCGCCTACACCTTCCAAGTATTCTGGCGTGGGCTGATTTCTGCGACGAGATTCCAACTCCCCCGCCCACACAGACCTATGCCGATAAAAGGTTTACAACAAATTTTGTGCTGGATTTCTCGACCACACTTCAGGCAGTTTTAAATCAAGTGGCCGGTGCAGCACAGGCAAGTTTAAATCTTATCGATGGCAAGTACGGCGTCTTGATAGATAAGCTGCAATCAACACCTGTCCAAATATTCACGCCACGTAATTCAAAAGACTTTAGTTCTACAAGGCTCTATAGCCCAAGACCACACGCCTTAAAAATAAAGTACGTTGACCCAGGTTCTGACTGGAGCGTTGTTGAAACGACTGTATACGATTCTGGATATGACGAGGTAACAGCCACTGAGTTTGAAGAAATGACCACCTTCGCTTGCACCAGCCCAGAGCAAGCATGGCGCTTTGGCCGGTACATGTTATTTCAAAATAGGCTCAGACAAGAAACCATTAGCCTCACTGTAGATTTTGAGCACCTTGTCTGCACACGCGGGGATTACGTTCAGATTACTCAAGACGTAATGCGAGTTGGCGGAACACCAGCCCGCGTGAAGTCGGTGGTTGGCAGCATCGTAACAATCGACGACGCACTAGAAATAGATCTAGATTTAGACTACGGATATGTTTTCAGAAGTTCTTCAACAGGGGTCATAACAACCGACACTTGCTCGCCCATTGAGCCTAGAATTTTTGACCTAGATGGCGACATCCCCGCAGTAGGTGATTTGATAATCATCGGGGAAGTTGGAAGTGTTGTTTACGACTGCATGGTTAAAGCCATTGCACCTAACGATGACCTATCAGCTTCAATCACTTTGGTTGAGCGTGCGGCGGCTATATACGACTACGAGTCCACAGGCGTTTTGCCCACCTACTCGCCACAGCTATCAGCCACAACAAATCCGGATTTTAAACCTCCCGGACCAGTTGAGAATTTAGTTGTTGCTGACAACCGCCATGAGTGTGCGGCTGGCGGAAATGGGTACGAGTATTTTATCGACATTGCTTGGGACCCTCCCAGTAACTCAATTTACGAACTGTTTGAAGTTACCATTAACGACGGAACGGGAGCCGATAAGGCGGATACAACCAGAAGCACCGTCTACACTTACCAGGTTGACCCGTTACAGCTTGGCGTTGCTCACACAATTAAAGTAGTGGCTGTGTCGGCCGGTGGCCGGAAGATACCGCTTGTCGCGGCACCGTCTGTCACTGCCACGCCAATCTCTAAGTCTACTCTACCCAGCAATGTAGAGAAGCTGACAACTGACATCACAAATGAAGTCATTCAGCTTTACTGGCCAAAGATTTCTGATTGTGATGTGAAGGAATACATCATTCGCTATGCGGCTGACGTGCAAGGCACCTGGGAAACCTCTATCCCACTTATGCGGGTTTCAAAAGAAACTAACCTAATTTCCACTCAGGCCCGCGCAGGCTCCTACTTCATAAAGGCCATCGACTTTAACGGGAACAAATCGGCCACGGCCGCTGTTGCCATTACTACAATACCTAATCTGTTTAACCTAAATGTGCTTGATACAATTTCTGACGACCCGACATTCGATGGGCCAAAGGATAGGACCGAGGCATTTGGGGAATCTGTTTTACTTTCGGTAGAAGTTCCAGGAGATGCGAGTACCCAAGCCTATTATTCTGAAGGCTACTATTACTACAACGATCTTTTGGACCTAGGTGAGATATACACAGTTCGTTTACAGTCTCTGCTTAAGGCCGGGGGATTTACAGCTAACGACCTAATGTCCAACTGGCTCACACTCGACAGTATCGCGCTTTTATCCTCCACCACCTCGGCCGACTGGAGTCTTGAGTCACAGTATCGCTCCACAGACCAGTTCAACGTAATTGCTGATTGGACGGACCTGTCTTCCATTCTTGCACTGAATGAGGGACTAGCTTCTCAGTTTACCGAGTGGAGAAATTTCTTTATGGGAGATGTCACAGGCCGTGTGTTCCAATTTAGATTGCACCTAATTAGTCACAAGCCGAGTGTTACGCCCCGAGTTCTGAGCGGAACTATTCAGGCTGATATGCCAGACCGCATCGACTCATATGAAAATCTGTTGGCGACTGATGTGGACGGGTACGAGTTGGCCTACAACCCGGCATTTAAAGGCCCATCGCCAAGTCCTAACGTGCATGTGTCAATTGATGGCGCCGAGTCCGGGGACTACTGGTCTTTTGACTACAAGAATTTAGAGGGTCTTTTGATTCGGTTTTACGATAAGAATGACGTTGCCGTAGAGCGCCAATTTGATATTGCTATCAAGGGCTACGGGAGACGTTCTACAATCACGTTATAAATTTACGGGGGAATTAAATGAGTCAGGCAATTTTCAACGACATTAACCCAGCCACAACTTCCGGCCCGCAGCTTGCCACGTACTTAAATCAGTTCAAGGCCGCAATGATGTCAGGCCTTAGTGGAACGTCCAGGCCCGCAGCACTTCTAGCTGGAGGTATGTGGGTTGATGTAACAAATGACCCAACATATTGGTCGATTAAAATTTATGACGGTACTGTAGATATTGAGGCCTTTAGACTCATCCTAGCTAACGGCACAGTTTCTATTTCAAACTCCGATTCATCATTTGAAATAGATCGATTTTCGGCCGACACAGTTGGGCCGATATTAAAATTGGTCAAGCGCCGCATCGCCACTAATGGACAAGTTCTATCCGGCGATATCGTAGGCGAGATTCGGGGCATTGGTCGGTCCTCGGATGCTACCGACCAGG